TCTGCCTCGTCGATTGCTGTCCTGTTGGCCTTGGTGTTTAGACCCTTAAAATTCTTGATGACAGCATAGGACTTCTTTTGCTCTGCTGCTGCCATGATTAGTAAGGATTAGAGTAAGGGTCTGGGATACGGCGCGTGTACGTGCTGTTCAAAGCAGCTTGTACGTTTTTGGCGTACTCCTGCTTGTAGATTTCAGCCTCACCGTAGCTTTGCTCTTTGTACTTGGCTTTGTACGCAGCGTAGAAAGCTACAGGCGTTGTGTAGGGGTCCACAATCTCGTCTACCTGAGTGGTGGCAGACAAAGACAGCGGCTGCGGAAGAATCACTGTGTCAATCTCGCACGGGTAGGCTTGGTCAGGCACTGGCCCGATGTAGATTTGACCTTGCCCGTACATGCTAAAACACACGGGTCTGCCAACGTAGTTTTGCCAGTAGCGCAACTGAGCGTTGAAGTTTGACCAGGGCAGGTAGCGCAGAGGAATTCGGCTATTACCCCAAAAGATGTTGACGTTCAAAACGTCCAGCGTTTGCGTACCGCCTGGGAGAGCAGACAGACTGATTATTTCGCAGGGACTGTCGTACTGAAGAGTGGCGGTTCCGTCTGCAAACGGAGTGGAAGGCGGGTAGACGTTGTTCCCACTCGGGTAAGGAGGGGAAGTAGTACCAAGCACACCGTTATTAGTGACTTGGTAGATAAAGATGTTGCTGAAGACAAATTGACCTGTGCTTACAGCTAGACCTTCTGCCCAGTTTACTGCCGCTACGCCTGTGGACGACAGCGGGGTAGAAGTGATTTGTAGGTTACGTAGACAGCCAGTGTCTCTTACAGTGCGTTCTCTCGCAGCGTTAATGTCGTCTGTCAGCTCATTGTCTGACCAGAAGACACCGTTGGCATCATGCAAGAGCCTACGGACTTCCGTAAGGTAGGAAGCAAGAGTAGCCATCTACGTTCCATTTTTTTACGCAACCCGCTGGCGAGTGCTTCCCCCGGCACGTTTTTCAACATGCAGGGGTACTACACCGACCGCCGAGGGTAACGAGCGGTTCTCTTCGATAAGAGGCTCATCAGAGATGATGAACTGAGCAAGCCTCTCCATTCCTTGTTCTAAATCAGAGTGGAGCCGTATCCAGCCCAGGTGAGCCAGATACGGTTCCTTGTTGACATCGCCATGACCGAACACTTCCTTTGCCGCTTTGAGCGGGATTTGGACTGACTTGCCCACCGGAAGCTCGTAGCTTTTGAAGGCGTAGACAAAAGTCAAAGCCTTATCACTACGATTGGTCACATGAACGAGGTCTGTCATAGCGTCACAACGTCACCGTAAACCGTGATGTCAACCGCATTGTTTGCTGCGGCTGCTGTGCCAACATACACGTAGAGGGAGCCAGAGTAAACCGTAGACGCTGCCGCAGTTGAAAGCGGCAGGTCTTGGAATTTCGTGGCTCCGGTAACGGTAGTCAAGGTGGCTGCGTTGCTTACTGCATTGCTCGTATTCCCATCACTGGTGGTGAGAATAGTCACGTTTGCAGCAGCAACACTACCATTTGCGTTGGCTACGGTAATGCGGCGAACGATGAAGCTGCTATTGTTGTTCTGAGCCAGCGTAGCAACAGCATTGCCAGTAGCGCCGAGGTAAATCGGGCCGGTTGCCTGTGCAACGACAAAGTTGCCGAACTGGTCAGGGTACAGAGCGCCTACATGATTCGCGTTCATTACCGACTCCTATCAGGTGTTGTACGTGCCGGACGCGCTCAGACCACCATTGGTAGCCAGCAGAGTCACGGTATCGCTAGCCGCAGTGGACTTGGCATACACGTTCACGCCATCGCTCATGATGACGCCACCAGTGTTGGCAGCAACCAGCGTAGCGTTTGCGCTTCCGTTGTAGGCGATAACGCTGGTGTTCGCTTGCGGGAACATCAGGTACACGCCAGCCGGAATCACAGTGCCGTTGCCGGTATTGACTGCGGTAACAGTGGTCGTCAGGAAATACGCACCAGCCGTGTTGGTAGTTGCGTTCGACAGGATGATTTTGTTTGTAGACAGAGACATTTTCTACTCCTTACAGCGAGAGGTAGTTGTAGCCGCTGACCACAGACATGGATTTTGGCTTGACGTTGACGAGTTCTGCAATCATCAGAACAGCGCCGACATAGCCAATTTGCCAGTTCGGGAGGGTGGACTCAAAGCCCGTGAACACAAACGAACCCTGCTCGTGGATGTAGAGCGACAGGTAGTTGGTGTTCAGGAAGTACACCGTACCTTCTGGGCAGTACGGGTCAGGATAGATCGGCACACCGGCAACCATCAGGGCGCGGAATGCAGCCTGTGGGCCATTGGGGTCGCCATCAAAACCAGAGCCAGGGGTGATGACGTACTGCTCTTGACCAACAAAGTCTTGAGCCAGCAGAGTCCAAGTACCAAAACCGCAGACACCAAACGAAGGCATCTCAGCGCCGTTCTTCACAGTGCCGGAGATGTATTGCAAGATGTTCTGACGGGTCGGGTTGACGGAGCCTGCCGAGTACGCTTTCGACCGCCACCAGCTATAGGTCGAGCGGTCAATGTTTCCGTAAGTGCCAGAAGCGCTCACAGAAGCAGGCAGACCGATGAACTGCTGGGTGTTGGTAGAGTTGTTGTACAGAGCCGTAGCCATTGCGTCCATCATGACGTTGGTCGCGTCATTCATACGCGCCTCGATCAGAGGAATAATGGCAGCGTCTTGCTGAACTGCGCCTTCCATGCCGAGGAACGGCACAGGAGAAATCATCAGCTTGAGGTCATACTCAGCGTTGTAAGCGCCCTGCTGGACAGACGGTTGAGCGAACGAGCCGCTGTAGTCTGACCATTGTGCGTTCACGAACTGAGCGCCCTGGACGGGCACGGTCACGGACGACACACCACCGCTGGCTTGCTGACTGTTTGCAATCAGAGCCGCCATCAGCGGAGTCGAGTTGTAAAGTTGAACAACCAGCTTAGGGATAAACGCACGCCGAGTGACGTAAGTCAATTCATTGAACTGACTCGACCCTGTTGCTGGAAGAATACCGCCACCAATAGGCATGGTTCTCTCCTATGAAAAAATACCCTCTTTTACAAACCAATAGGCCGCATAGGTTTACGCAGCTCATTGAGTGCTTTCACCGCTTCTTCACGAGCGGCAACACCGGGGTTCTTCCAGAACTTGTTCAGGTCAAAAGATTTGACTGCTGAAGGTTGATAACCGGAAGGAGTCGGCACTGCTGCTTGCTTCATCCACTGGTGATACTGTGCCGCAGTCTCATGGTCGGCGATTTTCTTCTCCAACATGAGTTTTTCCACGGCATCAATCTCGTCTTCATTGTCAACTAGACCCTTCTTCACCAAAGACTGACGGCGCTTATCGAGCATTTCTTGGGCTTCTTTAGCCTGAAGTTTTGCGCGAATAGCATCGTTTTCCCGGCGCATCTGATCCAGAGCAGAGCTTGTTTTTTCTTCAATCTCAAGCTCAGGAATAGGAAGGCTAGGATTGACCTTCTTGGTCATACGCAAGAAGTCTTTACGAGTCTCAGGATTGTCTGCAAGGCGCTGAGCCAGTGCAGCCAACTCGTCTCGTGCTTCTGGAGAAAGATTTTCTAGTGACATGATGTACCCTCTTACTTAGATTAGATAACCCGCTTACCGTCTCCGGGCTTCTTGACTGCCATGCTGGACTTGCCAACTTTGTTGGGGCCAGTCAGACCGCCGAGTTCAGAATAACGGGGAGTGTTGGTGACAACACCGTTTTGCTGATTGTTGTCAGTGGGACGGCGCGGAGCGGCGTTGCCACGGGGCTTAAAAAGTTCCATCTTGGACTCCTTACATTTGGGTGGGTTGCGGCATACCGCCAGCAGGCGGGGGCATACCGGGGACGGGTGCTTGTGCTAGAGCTTTCCCTTCAGGCGTTGCACCACCGGCTTGAGGGAGAGATTGCAGCATCTGAAGAATTTCAGACTGCTGTAGTTCGTTGACCTGACCTTTACGTGGACCAAGCACTTCTGTCAGAGAGCGAATGGCAGTCATGGCTTTCTGTGCCTCTGCCGAATCTGCGCCAAGAGCGGGAAGAGACTGTTCCAGCAAGTCCATCGCCATGCTGATGTTAATCATGGCAGCTTCCCGGCTACCCATCTTGGGTTCGGGAGTGGACATCGGGGCAGCGATCGGAGGAATTTCGTTATCAGCAGGAGACAGTGGCGCTTCAGGCTCACCGACAGCAGGGGTCTGTGCAGGCATAGCAGCACCTGCCGAACGGGTTCCCCGCATCAACTCCATCAACTTATCTGCTGGCACACTCATAACAACTCCTGAAAATCTGTAAAGGGCATTTTATGTCAGCCCTTTGCAGACAGTTTTTTAACGACGAGTCTTGCGACTACGCTTCATCTTACGTCCGTACATGATGGCTCCTTATCGACGGTTGTAGTCACGTTGACTACGCCCGGTGTAGGTTTTAAACCCAGTTTGACGCATTGTCAAGTTAGGACTTGCTTCGCCTTTGGTCAACTGTCGCGTTTCCACCCGTGGCTGGTCAGCTTTGGGGGCGGTCATGGTCGAAGTTCCGGGTGCTTGTGCCATCATCCCACCTGTTTAAGTTGAGGTCTACCTTCTGGTTGAGGAGCCAATGCCTTTTCGATCATTTGCTTCTCTTCCATCTTCTTTAGACGGTCTTTAAGGGTCTGCTTCATGGGCGGGTCAACCATGTCTAGCAGGGATTCCTTGTCGATAACCTGTGCATTGAATAAGCTAAACGCCAAAGTCCTCAGGTCTTCCATGAAGATAGGACTGTTGGAGTGAGCGTCCACTTTCACCACGTAGTCGTTGGTGAACTGTGCTGCGATAAAAGGATTGCCGTTGTCGTCAACGTAGTGCGTGTCATCGTACTCTTGCATACAGCGCAGGTACAAAGTCGCCATTTTCTCCAGTGAGTCTTCAATGACGAGGGCGCGTTTCTTGGCACGGCTGGAGCCAAGACGGGCAAGCTGGGAAGCATGACCTGACGACCTCACGCCTGATTCGCCACGACCCTGCAAAACATTGACGATGCCACTGGCTTCTTCAAACATGTTGTCTATTTCGCCAATTTCGCGGAATAGATCAGGAGGAATCTGCGGAGCTAGCTTCTCAACCTTGGCGTTTGGCATGTCAGATGCCAGCAGACCACCTGCACGGTTAAGAGCGAAGTTCTTTTCGTCCAGAATGCCGGTAAAGCCGATCAGAGCAGTAGGTGGCGAGACCTGTTTGCTTAGCAGGTCTAGGATTTCTGCCATTCGCTTGTTACGAAGCTGCTGGAGGAAGACCAGACGCTGAACCTCTGACATTCCCCAGAAGTAGTCGTACAGCGGATTCGGGCAAATCTGCACGAACGGGATTTCTCCCTTGAGGAACAGGCTTTCGTTAGCTCTGTCGTAGATGATTACGTCTGGATCGGCCTTTGTCACCACTTGATAGTCCTGAATGTCGTCATTCCAGACGTACAACTCAGTCATTTCGATGGTTTCTTCTGCGACTTCAGCTTTGTAGCGACTCATCCCACCCAAATCTAGGTTGACGTTGCCATACAAAGTTGGATTTGTCTGGTTCATGATGATGCGCTCAATACCGTTTGCGATGTCGGTACGGTCATGAGGCATGGCAGAAACACGCTTTACGATGGCTTCTCGCTGCGGATGGCTCCACAACTGACTGTAAAGCTCAGACTTTGTGATGTAGTAGGTGTGGACAAAGGCTTCTTGGTTGTCCAAACCTGGGATGTCTTCCCGCAAAACGCCGATACAAGCAGGTTCTACGTAGTGCGGATGAGGGGTTTTACCCTTCATGACTAGCTTGATAAACCCGCTGTTGTAGCAAAGTGACCAAGTTGTAGCCAGGGAAAACTTCTGGTCTGCGTTGGTGTCTAGCCAGCGGTCATTGAGAGCGCGGTTTAGCACCGAAACCTTGTGGTTTTCTTGTGGAGGAACGCTTGCCCCGAGGTTGATGCTAAAGCGAGTTGTCTCTGCCGAGTACAAAAAGCTGGTTAGCTGGTCAATGTGGGGGTAGATTTTGTTGTACAGGGCAGGCGCTTCATCAGGGCCATTGCCAAACAAGTACCAACTACGCAAAGAACCATAGTCAACCTTGCGCGGCTCACGCGAAACCAAACACTTCTCAATGAGTTCAAGGTAAAAATCCTCGCGCTCTATCGGATTAGTTGGAATTCTCATGGCTTGCTAACCTGAAGGTTCTCATGGTCCTGCATGATAACGCTGGCTTTTGGACCCGTCAAATTTCCTGCTGACTTGGGGTTTATACCTACTACTTCGTCTTTTACGGGCTTAAATTGGCCTGCCATGACGGATTTCATGCTGATATTGCCGCCACCACCCCAGATAGCTTGGTCTCCAGGGCGCGGTCCTTGTTGCTTTTGCTGCTCTTTGAGGACGGCATCTGCTTCTGCAAACTGTTTGTCAGACAGTTGGTTGTGGCGTTTGAGGTAGCCGGTCTGGTGTTCACCTTCTCTGGTTGTCTTGATGTCGGTCATGTCGTAGTCGATAGCAAGCTGCTTGACGGTCTTGTCCGTGCGCTTGGTCTTGTCTGACTTGAGGCCGACAGGCTTGAGGAAGACTACGCTGAGTTCTCCCTTGCAGTTTTTCATGGGGCACTTGGGTTCCCATGCTTCAAAAATACCGTGAATATCGCAGTGATAGTCTTTCAAGACAGCCATTTTTACCCTCTTAGTTGCTCGTCAAAACTTGGATTGCTGTAGTCATGGCGGTTGACGAGGCCCACCTTGACCTTCACGCCTTCTGGAGTGACCTGTAGTTTCATCTGCCTCATGATGGGCGGCTCAGGAACGCGCCTGTACTCAACGTAGCGCCGCTGGTTCTGGTCACGCATGACACGGACAGAACCTTCCTTCCAATGCGCGTATGCCTTGTTGACACGCATCTGGATGTACTCTGACAGAGGCTCTTCCTCGTAAACGAAGACAGAGTGAAACATGCGAAGAGAGATGCCAGCAAGTTCGCAGAAACGTTCTATGGAAATGCCACGGTCTTTGTCATCATAAAACCGGCGCATCTGCTTTTTGAGTTCCGTCTTGCTCAGCGGGTTGTTTGAAGTACTCAATCTCGTACCCCTTCTTCAACAGGTATTCCAGAAACGCCATTTCCTTGTGCATGTTCTGCGGTTCGTACTTGGTCGTGTCTATCTTGAGCTTGCGACCATCAACCAACTTGCGGGTAGGGCCGTGACAACCGAACAGCTTGTCAAGGTCAAAGTCATCATGGTAGCCAGGGCCGAAATACTCTACAGAAAAATACTTGGCCTCTTGGTCTGGAGCGTACCTGATTCCGCACCGTTCTAGCTCTGTTCGCATGAACCCTGTTAGCTGCACATCCTCGTTACAAAACGGCTGAACATTGAACGCTTTGTGCATCACGCCGTACTTGCCTGGGGCTTGCAGCATCTTCTTGCTTCGCAGGGATAAGCCACCGTTTTGGATGATGTGTTTAGGGTCAGGCTCTTGCTGCCAAGTCCAGTTGTAGAAGTACTTGTCTGCCGTCAATGCAGAGTGCGTAGGAGCGCCTACGTAGTCGTAGTTGTACCAGTCTTGCTTGAAGTTGTTGCCATCTATTACCCATCCGTCATCCTGCACCACAAGAACGTGGCTTGTGTCTATGAAGTTGTGCAGGGCGTACATCATGAACCACGAGTACTGGAAGTAGTCCAGCGGAAAGATTCCCTTGTGTTCCACAAACCAAGGCAAAGTAGGTGGCCTGCTAGGGCTTAGCAGTAGAGCTTTACTTCCCGGTAACTGTGTTGAGCTTTTGACAAGGCTTGCTATGGCGCTTGTGCCATCGTTATGCCCGTACACCGCCACTACGGTCAGGTTACTGTGTTCCATACAAACCTATGCGCTTGAGGTAGTCGCTGACGTTTCTGCCAACAGCAATCTGCTCAGGCGTGTAATCTTCCTGCGCCTTGCTGATGTCGCGGGTAATCTTCTGCGCTATCAGGCGAGGCTGCAACTGCTCTGCAAAGGCAACGCTGGCAAGGGCAGTAGCAATGACTCTATCGTCTTTGCCACGACCAGGAGCGCCCAAGAAGCCACTGTCTCGCACAATGCCCTTCATCTCCTCCAGCAACTCCATGCTGTAGACACGCATCATGTCTCGCTCAAAATAGTCTTTCATGTAGTTGAGCATCCTCTCCTTGGACGATGCTGTGGTGACGTAGCCAAGACTGTTAGACAGGCCACCAAGGGTGTCGTTACGCCTCCAGATGTAGTTCTGCATAGAACCAAGCACATCCATCAAGCCATGCCCCATAGGACCACCCATAGAGCTTGCCATGCGTTTTAAGTTGCGTATCTCGTTGATGACTGCCTGACCTGGGCCGTTGACCTCTAGGTTAAGCGTAGAGTTCTTGTAAGCTCCAGCAAGGTGAGCAATGACCCACGCAAACTGGTAGGTGTTGAGTTCACTGGTTGCAAACTCTGCTACTTGGTCAAGGCCGTCAGCGTAGCATCTGAACACCTGTATGCAAAATCTATCTGCCCAGTCTGAGCTTCCGTAGGCTGGATCGGCTCCAATAACGTAGTAAGCCGAGTCAATGGGTTGCTCCCACACGCGAAGCGTAGACAGTCTTTCTGTACTTCTAAGCACCTCGGTGTCTTGGAACAACTGACCAAAACTGTAGCGGTAGTCTTCATAGTCCCTCTTCTTGCTTTGCTTGGCAGCTTCTGTGCATCTCGTGTGCGAGAAGAAGCTTGTGCCAGTCATCACAAAGGCATAGTCTTCAGTAGGAGGAAACTCCTGATACATCAAGGTTTCATCCTTGATTCCCTCGTGCATCTTCCAACGCCACCACGCCATCTGCCTAGAGTTGATGTCTACGCCGTAGAGCTTCTTGATTTCCTTGACCCACTCTTTTTCTTCTGACTTGAGCTTGCCATCCCAGTACACCTTGTAAATCTGGGAGTCACCAGCAACAGAGTAGAACTCGTTACGCCACCAGCCACAGAAGATTGCCCTCTGCGTCTTTGCTCGCTTGGCAGTCTTGTACATGTCGTGGAACATGTTGAAGCCCTGAGCTGTGGACTCAAACATGTAGAGCCGTTCAGAGTTCTTTTCTGCAAGAGAAGCAATCAAGGAAGCCAGACCCTCTTCATTACCCCATGATGCCGTTTCTGTACCGTGCAGGTAAGTGATAGCTTTACCCTGCCCCAGACGAGACTTATTGCCAGCGATTTGGTAGAACAGACGCGATCTGTTCTTGAGAACCATCTGGTTCCTGTTGTGGGCCACCAGCGGAATCTTGTACTCCTTGGGCAACCCTTCCATGTACATAGCAAGAGTTGACCGAAACATGTCTCGGTTCTCCTCTGTATCTGCAACCAGCGTTCCCTGCCAGCCGGGGTGCGTAAATTGCCAGTAAAGATCGAGAGCCAGGGAAATAGTCGTGATACCCAACTGCCTGCCTTTGAGGATGACGAAGAAGTGAACATCTTCCTCTAGCCCTTTCTGAATCTCCTCCATCACATACGTCTGCGTCCCCAGCAGCGTACCCATCTTCTTCAAGCCCTCCTCCTTCGTCTCAATCTTGAGTTCAGAGCAGAACTTGTAAAACTTCTTTAGGTCAAAGTTCATCTTGTTTTCTTGTTATCAAACTCATCCAGATTCCACTCAATGATGTCGCCAGCAACAGACTTGTTCTTGGCACAGCGGATAAGTTCCTTGTAAAAGTTCTCGCTGTACTCCTGCTTCCACCTCGCAGCTAACTCAATCTTCTCCCGCTTCTTAGTGCAGAGCAAAGCCTTCTTCAACTCCATCTGCAAACGCTTGCGGGAGTCGTAAAGCTCGGTCTGCCACCGCATCTCCATATCCGATCCTGTAGCCATCAGCCGCAGCCTCCTGAACCTGCCTTACCAACATCTCCTGCTTGGCCTGCGAATAAACAAGGTTAGCCATCAGCAAATGACACATCTGCCGTAACTCCTCCTCATCCATCCACAACAAGCTAGTCACCTGACCCTCCACACCCGCACAACATCACCCTCAGTCCTGGCCTCAAACCGCCACCCCAACCGCCTACCAGCCCTGTAGTTCGCATTCAAGACCTTGGCCCTAGCCACCACAGGAACAACAAAACTGTCACCCACATCCATCTCCTCATACGGGTAGGCATACACCACCCGAGGCTTGGGCATACCAACTCCAACTTCTTTCTCTATCGCAGCTATCGTCATCTCGCTACCTCTACATATAGCCTCATGTTAAGACAAAAAAAAGACCAGCACAAGTGGTGGCTGGTCTAAGTGGAGGAAGACTCCCTGATTGCATAGGCAACTGCAATCAAAACAAGTCTACAGGAAAACGTAATTTTTTTATGGGGGGTTCATGTTGGGGGGCACACAAAACACCACCTCAAAACCCATTCCCTGGGCGCGATGACGGGATGACTGATCGGATGGCTTGCTTGCCTGCCCATTTCCCAAGCCTGAGCCTAGACTCTGCTCAGACCAGACCGGACTGATTGACGTAAGCACAGCCCGTGCCTACTACCCTGATTGTCGCCCTAACCCTAGTCTATTTACATTGTCGCCCAAGGGGGCGGAGGGTGACAGTCTAACCTGTTTGTACATTGTCCCTTTGACTGTGCTTTAGACTACTATGTTAACACCTACTAACATAATCATAGTCTATAGTCATTAGACTATTGTAGTCTATAGTCTATCGCAATCACTGTACCTAATCACACTGGGGATTGTACCTAGAAAATAATTGTGTCTAGGGTGTTGACACACTAGAAAAGATGTGTAGAATAGATGTCACTGCAAGACGCAGTGTCCTAACTTAATCGGAGGTTTCCATGTATCAAGTGACGGCTGTTTATCAAGGCTCAGAGATTGGCTATGGTGAGGGTGAGGGCCTGGGCTATGCCAAGCAAGAGGCTCTCGACTCTATCGCTAGCATCTATGAGCCTGTGCTTGATTTGATCGAGTGGATTGTGATTCACTCTGATATCTGACAATCCAGCCTGTAGCATCCTAGAGGGTGCTATGGGCTGTACTGTCGCAGCGAACTAGACGGAGGTTTCCACCATGATTCCACATTACCCTGCCACGCCTATGACTATGCCTAACACTGCTAGATATCTCGGGTCTGAGGACTGTCCTGGCCTTATCGGTGAATGGTTAGCCAATGCCATAGATATGGCTATAGAGCCTGTCTTTGTGAAAGAGAACGGGCTTAAACACTACTTCGATCTGCAAGCCTGAAACACACACACAAAGGATGTTTCCATCATGTTTGACGTACTGACAGAAGATCAGATCGAGCATAGGGTAGAGGTTGCAATTGACCGACTGGACAGGCACTTGCTGACAAACCAAATCACCCAAGAGCAATACGACAGGGACATTGTGGCTATCGACAAATGGGCTAGCCAGCAATACGAACACGCCAAAGCCTACAAACAAGCCTAACCCATCCCCTAGGGGCTTGCACAGCCCCTACAAGATGCGCTAGCATCAAGACCCTAACTCAACTACTGGAGGTTTCCACCATGTCTGACCGTATCACTGACTCAATGCTTCAGGCCCGTGTCCGCCGTCTTAACGAGCTTACAGGCTTTCCCCTGACTCCCTGGTCAACAGTAGACGGGAAGAATGTCGCCAACATTGGCAATTTCCACCTGTCACACGCTTATGGTGGTGTTTGCTTGCATCGCATGGCTAACGAGTCTGGCGGTGTTCGCACACCCATCATTAGCTACCACACCACTAAACGACACCTGTACGACCTTATCAATGCGTACATGGATGGCATCTACTTTGCCAAGGAAGAGCTTCAAACAGTCTGACGCTACCTAACCCCAGCCCCAGGCAATAAAACCCGTCTGGGGCCGTTTAAACCCGTTTTAGAAGGATGTTTCCCATGTTCACAGGCACAAATGCACGGTCAAAGCCACTTTACGAGGGCCAGATCGTCAAATTTCGCTCACCCCATGCCAACAATGTCTGGCTTTACGATGTGTGCAAGGTTAACCCTAGGTATGGTTGTCTAGAGTGGTGGGCACTGAATGACCCAACAGACCAACAGAAAAAACAAGCAACTACAGAGGCATGACCATGAAACACGAACCCAGGGTAGACACCTACAAGCGCTTCCCCCGCACTCTGGCAGAGGCTTTTCCTCAGAACTACAGGGAACAATTCGATCCCCTGTACCAGCCCCCGCATGACAGGACAGACCCGGACATCTGGATCATGCTGGGCTGTGCTTTTGCTGTGGGTTTTTTAACCGGGATGGCTGTGTGGGCTTGACAAGCCCCAAAGTCCCCTGATACATTGCAAACCGTTGCCGTAGGAAGCGACAAGTTAAGGCCGGTTACTCATGCTCTTGCCCACTGCTTAGCGGGGGGTTCCTACCAAGGGCAGTAGTAACCGGCTTTTTTGTTGCCCCTACGTCAACCGTACTCCGCACGATAGCAAGCACCCATGTCTGTGGTGGCGCGGAAGAAAAGCGGATCAGCTTGACCCAAGGGGAACGGCTGCGCGAGGGTTCTGCCCCAAGCGATAAACGACCAGTAGGCTGACATAGGACTGTGACCGCTACAGATTAGCGGGGTCGATAAATAAAGCAGCAGAACACATTAAGGGTAGAACCCCAATGTGGACAACCTGTGAGTAAGGTTGACAGTAGAGATGAGGCCCAATCCTATCATCATCCCTATTGTGGCCCTTGTATTGTCAAATTAGCAAAGTTATCAGGGAAAGATAACTTGACTAACTTTTGTATAGAAGGAGGTTTCCATGTGGCCTTTCCCCCCATTCCCCAACCCCCTAGACCGACCTGGGCAAGCCCCAGGCCCGGACAAGTTCAACCCCAGCAAGGACGACTATGAACCCGCTCCCTATTGACAAAGCAATCCCACTGCCTAGCCGATTCCCTTTCGAACAAATGAAAGTCGGAGACAGCTTTGCTATTCCCCCAGATGTGCAGCGCACAACAGCTTCTGTTGCGGCCACAAGGTACGGGAACAAGACAAACAAAAAGTTCATCACCCGCAAGATGCCAGACGGGTCTTATCGCTGCTGGAGGACAGAGTGAACAACCCTTTTGATTGGAAAAACTACAAGCCTCAAATCAGCATGAGGGACAGGGAGATGGCCCGGAAGGTTTCCTACCAAGTAAGCCATCATGTGAACGAACAGCGCAAGCAAGGCTTTGAGCCGTCATCGCCCTATGCCAATAGTCGCGGTGGTGTGCCGCAGGACTACGTAACAGAGATGCCGGTTATGCCGGTACACAAGAAGACATTGCAAGCAAGAGCAAGGAGGATGAAATGAACATCGGAGATATCGTTCAGGTCAATCCTGAAAAAGAAACGTTCGGTGGCTGCATGGTTGTGGTCACTGAGGTCAAGTCGTGGGGTGTCCAAGGCTACGTCCAGAATGCGGGTGTGAACGGGCAGGCTTACATCCGTCTGAAGACGGAAGACTTTGAACACACTGGCGGCACTGCTGTGTGGATCAGGGGGAGTGGAGAATGAGCATCACCGTAATGAAACAGGCGCTGGAGGCGCTGGAGAGGTCGGTATCGACTTGTTTCGACAGACGCGCCCATGAGGAGGTGATGAGTCGTCCAGAGCATTTCATCAATCAGACCATCACCGCCCTACGCACCGCCATCGCAGAGGCTGAGAAGCAGGAGCCTGTGGCGTGGGCCAACATCAACAAGCACGGAGACATTACGCACACCAACAACAAACGAATGCCTTGGTCTAAGACACCCCTCTACACCACCCCACCCGCACAGCCAGCAAAGCAAAAGCCGGTGGCGTGGCTTGGCTTAGAACCAAGCGACATGCCTGATGGCGATGACCCTATGTATGACCATGATTTTTTTCTTAAGGGTATGGCATGGGCCGATGCCATTCTGCGTAAGAAGAACGCTACCCCACCCGCAGCACAGCGCCAGCCGCTGACGGATGAGCGGGTATGGGAATTGGCGGCGAACTGTCTCGATAGCGTTGCTGGCAGGCTTCAGTTGGCCCGTGCCATCGAAGCCGCGCACGGCATTAAGGGGGAAGCATGAGAACCCACAAGGACAAGCTACAGGCGCTGCTCAGTTACCTGAGCATCAACGTCTCTATTACGTCTCACCGACTGGTGGCTGAAAAGTCTTATGACATAAACGACGAAGTGTGGAGTTGGCACTGTTTGTTTCTGTGGGCAGAGGCTAAGGACGAACGCGCCCAGATGTGGAAGTGGTTTCAGGACGATTACCCAGACGCCGTAATGCTCAAGGAGGGCTACTATGAGACAAGGTGGAACATATGAACGCATCATGGTGGGATGTATTCCTGACCATCTCAGGACTGTCTCTAGCTGTCTGGGTGGCTATGAAAATAGATGACCACCACCCCTGTGAAGGATGCAACCATGACTGCAATCAGGGCAGAAGCTGCCCTAAGAAAGGACAACCATGAAAGACTACATAGATGAACGAGTGCAAGAACTCAGACAGCGATACAAGGAAACAGCCGACATTCGCTGGCTGCACCGCTACAACGAAGCTATGCACATCCGTGAACGGTTTGTCCTACGACAGATCGACAGCGAACAAGATGCTGGACAGCGTGAAAGACGGACAGTTCTTGCCCCGGAACATCCTGGATCTATGCCTGACAGCAACGGGTGACTTGCCATGAACGTAAAAATGCAAAAGGCATGGCTCATAGTTCAAGAAGTTCTAGGTGAACCTACGCAGGAAGACTTCAACATCTTTATGCTCACCTGGGCACTAGCGATACAAGCAACGAAAGGAGAAAGAAACACTTGACAAGCCGCTTCTAATCATCTAATCTTCTCATCTCATCCTAACTCAACTGGAGGTTTCCATGAAATTCTGTGTTAACTGTGCCAACTTTGTCCTGCAAGACAAGCTGGAACATCGCCCTGACCTGGGGCTGTGCAGCCGTGTAGACAACGATAGAGACCCTGTTACGGGCGAACACGAAGACGGACGTAGGTGGCAGTGGGCCAAGGTCGTCAGGACGCGCCTAGCCCCTGCTGGACAGACTTACTGTGGCTCTGAAGGCAAGTACTGGGTAGCCAAGGAGGACGGCAATGTCGGACTTTGACCACTCATTCCGTAAGCAAGCATGGTGGTCAGGCGATACCCGCAGGGCTGTCAACGGCAAAGCCAACGAAGTCATCCTCCAAAAGCTAGACATGATGGAGGTAGAAGACCTGTCTGACAACGAGGCTGTGCAGATGGGTCATGTGATGGAGCCTGTTATCGGCAGGCTTGCTGAGCAGAAGCTAGGCGTACAGCTTACAAAGGTAGAAGAGTTCAGGACTCACCCGAAAGAGTCTTGGTTGCGTAGCCACTTTGACTTTGCCGGGGTGCAAGATGGTCAGACGATTCTGGTTGAATGCAAGAACTACAACGCTGCTGTGCGTAGTAAGTTTGATGCGGAAGCTGGAGTTATACCTGCTGCTGACATGGCGCAACTTGTACACGAAGCAACAGTGTTCGGCGTACAGAAGGTTTATCTGGCAGTCCTATTCGGCGGTCAGGAGTTCTTCCTTGCGCCTTTCACAATCGCTGACCAACAAAAGGAAGACCTGATAAAGCAGATGGCTGTCTACTGGGCGGCAGTGCAAAGCAGGACTCCCCTGCCAGCAGCGTCTACCAACGAAGCCAAGCTCATGTTCCCAACGTCAGCACCAGACACAACTGTTCTGGCTGACTCTACGCTGGAAGAACTGGCCTCTCAACTCTTCCGTGTCAACGCAGAGCGAAAGCAACTGGAGACAGAAGAGGACAAGCTAAAAGCTGCAATCCAGCAAAGGATGCAGAACAAGTCTGCTCTTGTTGACATTGCAGGCAACGTGCTGGCTACGTGGAAGAACGACAAGGCAAGCATGAAGTTTGACCAAAAGCTCTTTCAGCAGGCTATGCCAGACATCTACAAGCAGTTTGTGCGTGAGGTTCCTGGCCCCAGGAAATTTTTAATCAAGTAGGAGGTTTCCATGTTTATCTCGAAAGCAGAGAAAGAAGATATACACAAGAAGATTGCTGAGCTTAGAAACAGCTACGACTACATGATCGAGTGTTTGAATAGGCTAATGTTGCCAGCACCTTATGGAAGATGTAAGGATGGCACACCAAGGAAAAAGCCTGGGGTTAAGAAGGGAGCCAAGAAATGACTTGGAGTAAATCAACAGTCAAGCCTGCTGACCCACAAAGGCATCCTATCCATGTCTTGTACTTGGCTGCTAAAGCCATCTTAGAGACGGCAAAGAAGGCCAGCAAGAGTGCAGGCAAGGATATGGACAACAGTCAGATAACCATGCCGATTTGGATTGATGACAACCCACCTATCAAAATCACACTTGAGGTAGGCCCGTCAACATCAGCAGAACACGCAATTTTCAAAGCACAAACAGCAGATGCAAAGGATGTGAAATGAGCAACATCGTACCTTTCTCAGACATAGAGAACATGGGTAAAGTAGCAGCACAGTCAAAGCTGTTCGGGTTCAAAACACCAGAAGAAGCTATGTCGATCATGCTCCTGTGCCAAGCAGAGAACCTGCATCCTGCTGTAGCCATGCGTGATTACCATGTGATCCAAGGCCGTCCTGCCCTGAAAGCAGATGCCATGCTTGCACGGTTTCAGGCTGCTGGCGGTAGGGTTGAGTGGAAGGTTTACACAGACGAGCAGGTCACGGGACTGTTCTCTCACCCTCAAGGCGGTAGCCTAGAAGTGACATGGACTATCGGTCAGGCTAAGTCGATAGGAATTGCCAATAAAGACAACTGGCGCAACTACCCTCGTGCCATGCTCAGGGCTAGGGTGCTGTCAGAAGGCATCCGTGCCGTCTACCCTGGCGTAGTTGTGGGTGTCTACACTCCTGAGGAGGTACAGGACTTTGAGCCTGCCAAACCTGCTGCACCTGTAGACATGGGTATGGCAGAGCGGGTAGATGTTGTGGAACAGAAAGAGGAAGGGGCGTTCAAGCTTCACCTTCCTGGCGACAAGGTACACAGCAGCTACTACACCGAGGATGAATGGATTGCTGGCTACTCTTCTCTCATTGCCCGTATAGCCTCTTCTGACAAGGTTACATGGGCTGAGAAGACGAACAAGTACTTGGCCCTGCAAGAAGCAAATAAAGACGTTGTAGAGGGTTTTAGTAGCCTTCACAAGGTCAAGCTGAAAGGGGAGATTGTCAAGTCTGGAGGGCAAACCAACCCAAAGTCGCAGATGTCCCCGTCAGGTATGGATTCGCTACAAAACGATCCAGAATTCTCGGACACCTCCGAGAAGTAGGACCGCTGACACAAAAGCAGTCGTATGAGCTTTACAGGGACACAAGGCTTGCAGCACATATCGAAGTCCTTAGACGGCAGGGACATCGAATCTTTACAGAGAATGTTAGTCAGGGTGGGTCGGTCTTTGCCAGATACCACTATCAACCATGAAAGGAAAGTGATGGCTGAACATAAAGAGATGCCCGGAAAGGGCGTCATGTTTTACGAAGAGAAGGCCAAGCGTAAGAGCGAGAAAGGCCCGGACTACAAGGGCTTCCTAGTCCTGGAGATGGACTACAAGGCTGGTGACAAACTCAAGCTCAGCGCATGGGAAAAGCCAACCAGCATGGGCTACAGCCTGCTGTCTCTGGCAGAAGACAACTGGGCACGAAAGCAAAAGGAAACACCCAGAGAGGTGCGGTCAGGCTACCAACGCAGGGAGAACAACGACTATGCGTATCGGCCTAAGAATGATGACGTACCTTTTAATTAGAACGGGCCTATAATGGTCGTACATCCATAGCACAGGAGTACGGCATGGTTCGTTCTAAGGAGTGTTTTAAGTGCAAGTCCGTCAAGCCACTCACTGAGTTCTACAAGCATTCAATGATGGCTGACGGGCATCTCAACAAATGTAAGGAGTGCACCAAGAATGATGCAACTGAACACAGGAACAAAAACATTGACAAGATTCGCGCATATGACCGAGCAAGAGGAAAAATTTCAGAGCGCATAAAAGCGAACACTGAGGTTAATAGAGCTTGGAGAGCAGAAGATAAACGCAGAAACATCGCACACAGCAGAGTCTCATATGCGATAAAAAAAGGAAAACTTGTTCGGCTTCCATGTGTACGTTGCGGAAATCAGAAATCAGTAGCACATCATGAAGATTACGATAAACCACTTGAGGTTATGTGGCTGTGCCAACCATGCCACAAACAAAGACACAAAGAATTGAAAGAAATGTTCTGACACAGGAGTAAATCATGAAGAAGTTTCTCGCAGCAATTAGCATCGCTCTCGTCACCACTGGTGCTTGGGCATCCTGCTCTACCCACACAATCACATCTGGTGGACGCATGGTGACATGCACGACCTGTTGCTATTTCGGCAACTGCTCTACCAACTGCTACTGAGATAAGGCCGAAAGCGGATGCTGAGCAACTGCGTAGCGGGGGCCGGACGTAGCGAGTAGGCCAACCTTTTATGGCAACAAAGACATCACCCACACAGCGCTCTCTAGCCTACCTGCGTGAGCAGGGATACCACTGCGAGGTGGTGGAGAAGTGGAACAGCTTCACGAAACAGCGTAAAGACCTGTGGGGGTGGTGCGACATCCTTGCCATCCGTAAAGGAGAAGTCCTGGCAGTGCAGGTCACAGCCTCTGCTGTCAGCGACAGGATAAAGAAAATCATGGCATCTGACACGCTAGCTCTCGTCAGAGATGCTGGTATCAGAGTTGTAGTACAAGGTTGGCGCAAGTCTGCAAAGACAGGGCGCTACGTTTTAAGAGAGGAAGACATATCATGACGCAACAAGTTGAAATAAAACCATCACAGAAGTCTCTGGAAAAAGGTCGCAGTGCTGTAGAGTACAGCCAGAACCTTATCAACATGAGCCTACAGCAACTGTGGAACATCGCGTACACATCCGGCTACGAGGATGCTGTAGCGCAGCTTAGTCAGCCAGTAGATGCACCCTCGCAATGAGGGGAGTTAGGACGCTGCCGGTGGACAGCGGTACTGGCCTCCACCACCCTACCTAACTCGGAGTAAACATGGAAGAAGAAAAGAAGCCTCACGTATTCTTGGCAGTGCCTATGTATGGTGGCATGTGTACAGGGTTCTTCACGCAGTCCCTCATCACAGCAACCAAGGTTCTGTCTGACAACAACATAGACCTGTCTGTATCCTTCCTCTTCAACGAGAGCCTGATACAGCGTGGCAGGAACTTGCTAGCTCACCAGTTCATGCAAAACGAGGCGGCTACTCACCTGATGTTCATAGATGCAGACATCAAGTTCAACCCTGCTGACATCGTTCACATGCTCAGGGCAGACAAGGACATCATCTGCGGCATCTACCCTAAGAAAGAAATCAACTGGCACACAGTTGAGCAAGCAGTCAAAGAAGGCGTTCCTGTAGACCAACTCAAGAACAAGACTGGTTCGATGGTGGTCAACCTTGTAGGCTACGAAGGGCAGGTCACAGTGCCTGCTAACGAGCCTCTGGAAATCTGGAATGGTGGCACAGGCTTCATGCTTATCAAGAAGGAAGTTCTTGTGAAGATGAAGGAGCAACTGCCTGCTTACCGCAACGATGTGAAGGTGCTGTCCGGTGAAATCACAGACTGGATTACCGAGTACTTCGCCTGCGCTATAGAGCCAGGAGTGCAGAGACTCCTGTCAGAAGACTACTACTTCTGCTGGAAAGCCAGAGAGATGGGTATCAAGATTTACGCTGCACCCTGGGTCAACCTGGGGCATTTTGGATCGTACCTGTTCGAAGGCGGCTTGCTGCCTAACGCTTCTTAGCAGTACGTGCAGACCTGCGAAAAGCCTGGGCAGTAGGATATCCAGTCTGTCCAGGCTTCTTCGCTGGCAAGCCTAGCTCTCGCCTACGGTTGATGTTGTAGTACAGGCCGCGCTTAGCTTTAGGTGTCTTCTTCATCTCTTGACTCCCCAGAAGTACAGGTCATGTGCCTGATCGTTAACTTCAAACTCGTACTGGCTAAACACACTTAGGTCACAACTAGACCTTACATCTTCTTCTGTGATGTTGGCATAGTAGTCACCGCAGTAGGGAGCATCTTGCGGGTTACTCCTGCGCGTACCATGCTCAGCCCTACCAGTGGTTGCACAAGAGAAGAACACTAGCTCTTTGCTCATCCTAGCCATGTTGTTGAACGTCTGTACCCAGTTAGGGTTGTGTTCGAAACACTCACAAGACGCTACAACATCAAAGCTGCTGTCAGGGTAAGACAAGTCCTCACCCGCACATACAACATCTACACATGGCCCAGGGCCAATGTCTACACCAATGTAATCGCAGTCAGAAAAAAATTGACGGATGGAACCATTGATGTTCAAACTGCCAACTTCCAGCACTCGTTTGCCAGCAAATAACTGTGGGAACTGTTGCTGAACTCTGGAAACAAAATTTACTTGTGCTGGGTGGCTCACCGACATCCCCAGCGTTTACGAGCAGCCTTGCCACGCTCACCTTTCCATGACTTGCTACGGGAACAGAAAGACTTGTGACGAGGGTTCTTAGGGTCTTTGGTTGGAGCTTTGAGCTTGCTGCCAGTAGCCCTGTTAGCCTTAGCCCTACCCTTGGCAGTCAAACCAGCCCCACGACTGACAGGCAACTTCTCACCTCTGCCTACAGATAGGTTTGGAAACTTCTTACTAGGCATCGCACATCCCCTTACATTCTTCTTCAACAGAGTCTAGCCTACGCATCCATCCTTTTCCAAACGTAGGAAAGGTAGACAGAGACTTGAAGTGTGCCTCACGTAGATTGCAGAAGGCTTCAATCACCTCGTCAGCGGGTTTGGCTGTGACGGCTGCGATTGTCTTTGGGCCGATCTGCCCATCAGCAGTCACTCCAACAACTTGTTGTAGAAATTTACTAGCCCGACCAACACCAGCATTGACGGCACAATCAAACACGCACAGATCAACACCAGAAGGAAGGTCATCACCGCGAACAGCGTCCCAGTAACGCTTCTTGTACAGCGGAGAAACGAGTTCAGGGGTGAGGGAGCGCATGTCCTGCTCAGTTGCTGGTCGTCCAATCCATTCCTCCCAAACACGTTTGGTCACTCCTAGGTTGGTCATCCCGCCTGGGTCAGAAGGATGATTGACATAGCCGCCCTCATACCTGAGAACATGTTTGAGAGCTTCGTCCCAGTTGTGTTTCATTTGATTGGCGAAGCCTTAGAGAGAAGGTCTGTCTTTGCCTGAGAGCCAGCAGAGGAGCCAAAGTAATAGGCGATGATGCCAGTCCAAGCTGTGCCTAGTGAGCCTAGCATCATCAGAATGGCTGAGTTGTTGCTGTCAATTTGGTTGAAGAACATCATGACCATGATGCCAAAAAAACCAACTGTGACTGTGCCAGCAAGGATTGGAGGCATCAGAGAGCGGGTAGTAGCCTGCATCTCTCTAGCACTCTTGCGGTCATCTACTGCCAGCTTCTCGAAGTTCAGGCCAAGCTCCTGCGCCTGCCGAGCAAGCTCAATCTCTGCAATCTTGATCTGGGCTACTTGATCTGCCGTGAGCTTGTTACTGGAGATGATGTCAGTTACCTTGTCCTCATCTACACCTATGGCTTTGGAAATGGCAGACACAGCCATCCCAGCAAGAGGGCCACCCAGAGCAGTGGCTACGGTAGGAGCAATCTGTTTAAGCCAATCCATGCTTACCTCGCAGTGGTGACTGTGCTTTCACCTTTAGTGACCTTGACAACCTTGTCCTCAACAATGACCTGCATAGGTTGCTCAGACCGGTCTAGCTTGTCCAGCTTGTCAATCAGAGACTTGATGACTTCAAACTCCGGCTTTTCTTGTTTTGGAGTAGCCCCAGCAATGCCGTTAAGCATGGCGATGAGTGCGGTTAGAGCAGCACTTACCAAGCCGATAACAGCGGCAATCTTGGACTCCTCCAGCATCAGGCTAGCACCCACGCCAACAATCACTATGGCAGTGATGTAGGCAAGTCCATGCTTGCCAATAGCCTTGCCTGCAACTTCTTTTGCCGTACTCTGCGCCTCTAGTCGGTTTAGTTCAGCCTGGGCCTGAGCCTTAAACACTTTGATGTCGATAGGTTCCATTACCTAACCTGTACAGCAGTGATGATGACAGATGGAATCGCGGGGTTGTACGTGCCAGATGGTTCGTGTTCAAGAATGATGTTGTTGTTGTCAGCAAGCCATGCAATCTCTACATAGTTCCCAGCAGCAACACTGACAATGAAGTTCCAAGCTGCAACGACATAGGGCGCATTGCTCGGAACCGTGACCTTGGTGTCAGAGTTCGCAATGTTGTTGCCGTTAAGTTTGAACCAGATATTTGTTGTGTTTCCTGACCCACCACCACCTGTATTGTGTAGCTGTGCGGAAAACTGGATGTTGTACGTTCCGGTGTGAGCAAAAGTAATTTGGCTTTTTGTGGCCTCATCACCAAGCTCCATGCTCACACCATCTGCGTCTGCGGTGTTCTCGCAGAACATCAGATGCGGGGTTGTGCCGTCTGTCTGGTCTAGGCTGCTGTAGAAGGAGCCATAGTAGCCAGCAAACTGGGTCGTCTGGTTAACCGTCAGTCCACCGGCTGTACGTAACATTACGAACCATCCCCAGGAACAACAGTAACCGCAGCCGTGCCACTGGCAGTAGCACCTGTGAAGTACTGGTTCGCGTTAAAGGTGAACACTTCTACAGAGTTTGGCATGAGGCTTATTGTCGCCCCATTCAGAGAAACGTTTGCTTGTGACGTAGAAGAGTTGGCAGTGTCACCAACGCCCATGTAGACGACCACGTTGCCCGTGTTGTGGACTCGGTACTGAGTGCCGCCGATGGTCGTGGACAAGGCTCTTACCGGAGTGGGAGCCGTGACAGCAGCAGTAAACACTACTGCATTCCCCATCGGGGTAAAAGCCATGATTCCCATGATTAGTACACCTTCTTGCCACCACCAGAAGTCGGAGACATCTTGCGGGTGAAGTAGTCGTTGGGCTGGTTGTTTTTAAAGTTCCAGACAGCTTGGAACCCACCAGCAGGCATCTTGCCAGGGGTGTACTCCCCAGGCACACACAGCTTGTTCTCAATCACGCCAGTGCCAACCTCGGCATAGCTACTAACCGTTTTTACCTTTGGTATCAGCTTCATTTCTACTCTCCTTTGCTCGGACTACAAGATATGCAAAAAGGACATAAATAGCAAGAGTGGAGACTCGCTCCCACTCTGGCCCCCACATTACCCAACAAGCCAGCCCACCACTGCTAAGCAGCGCCAAGATGGTGATGAGCCGGTCCGTGATTACCTCAAGACCGAGCCTGACAAACCTCAATACCTGTGCGTCCATGATTACACCCTCTATGTTGATATAGCGGAATAATCATATCATCACTTATCCTAATCGTCATCTTCCATCATGAAGCCAGAACCCCACTCATCATCAGAAATCTTAGCCTTCAACTGCTCTAGCTTTAGAGCGCGGTCAACGACTTTCATCTTCTCTGTGATGCTGGCAGTACCGTCATTCATGACTGCGCTCAGAAGCTGATTTATGTGCTTCTCAAGCTCAGGATTGATGCCTGTCTTTTTCCTGCTCATCGCTTGTCTTTACGCTTAGCCTTACGTGCCACGCTCAACGCGATAGCAATAGCCTGTTTCTGAGGACGACCACGGCGAACTTCTTTGCTGATGTTCTTGCTGATGGTCTTCTGCGAAAAACCTTGTTTCAACGGCATGGCTGCACCTCAACGCTTGGGTTTACGCATCTGCTTACGAGCAGCTTGCATACGATCCATCTCACGCTGCTTGGCAAGCGCACGTTGTGCATCGCGGCTACCACGCATCTCGTTCTCACCACCCATGCGGGTATCACGTGGCTCAAGACTTTCTTCTTTCATCACTGTTCTCCAAAAAAGTTAACAACACCCTCAACCCCTCGCTCAGCACCGGGGACTGCATACCCGATGACGGCGTTACGAATAAGACGCTGGCTCAACGTAGACTTCTGAATGCTGCTGATAGGTGCAACAAACACATCCTGCAACTTCTGCACAAGCTGGTCAGCATCTGCGCGAGACATCAAGTTGTTCCGCACAAGGTTCTCAGACATGAGCTGCATGTCTGTTATCGCGCCTTTGAGACTTGCGTTTGCTCGTAGTGCGATTGTCTGCGCTACTGCGTCTGCAAGCCGCTCCTTTCCTCCTGGAGCTGCTGCAATGATGGGAGAAATAGCATCCCACTCATCTGCCTTTGCACCCAGCAAGAAGTTCATCACACGCTTCTCGTCAGTCTCCCTGCCAAGAATGATGTTTGCCTTGTCTTGCGCCTCTTTACGAAGCTTCTGCGCTTGAGCGGTAAGCGGAGCAGCCTGTGCCTCTGCCTGACCAACAATACCTTTTGCCCTTTGCTCAGCTTCTTTTTGCAAAGCTTCACGCTGACGCTCAACAGACTTGGCTGAAGAGGCAATCTGCTGTTCTGCTCCTGCAAGCCTAGCCGCAGCTTCAGCTTCACCAGCACCAACAGCCTTAGCCGCCTGTGACTCCGCCGTCTTCTCCAATGCACGGACTTGACGAGCGCCTTCCTCTTCTGCCCTCCTAGCAGCAGTGGCGGCACTTTCTTCTCCCCTAGCCGCAAGCCTCTGTGCTTTGCCAGGGATAGCGCCCATCTCTGTTCGCAGAGCCTTAGACAGTGCGCCACGTTTGGAAATGATTCTTTCTGTCACTCCAAGCCGTTCAGCGGTCTGATTCAACTGCTGGGCAAGCTGCGGGAACTGGTCTAGCCAGTCCCTGTTCGCCTTGATGGTGTCGGCAACATCCTTGGCAGAGCCGCCTCGCAAACCATCTGCTACGAACATACGGGCAAGACGCTCAGCCTGCTGTGGTCCTACCGTCTTAACAAGCTGGTCAACAGTGCTGGCAGTAGAGAATGCCTGTTTGCCTAGAGCCGCAGGGTCAGTCTTGAACATGCTCATGTCGAACTCTTCTTTTCCGACAATGGCTTTCCCAAGACGATTCTTGAACTCGTTCAGCGGCTTTGAGTCTTCTGAGTACTGACGCAAGTACTTCTCAAATCCAGGCGAGAACTCCTTCTGGATGCCCTCAACGTAGTCTGCAAGACGACCTGCCTGCTGCTGACCAATAGCGTCATAGCCTTCTGCTGGCAAACCAAACGCCCTGTCTCTCAAAGACCGGCGCAGAGTCTCCAAACCTTGAAAGCTCATCTGCCCAGACTGAAGCTGGTCTATGACCTTTACCAAAGACTGACGAATCTCACCTTCTGGCACGTTCAGCAGCTTGGTTTCAGGATTCTGAATCTCTCGGCTAATGTTCCTGACAGCCTCGCTGTAAGCCTTTGTAGACTGGTAGCGCTGACCAGCAAGCTCTTTCTGCTGAGCATCCGAAAAGGCTGCGGTTTTTAGTCGCTCAACATTCTTCTCGCGCACACCCTTCAATTCGTCCAGCTTGTTCATGAACTGCTGTCGAATCTGGTTGCCGATGTCTGTGGGTTTAGCAGCAGGGCCGACAGCGCCAAGCTCTTGTGCTGCTCTAGCCTGCTGTCCGGGCACACTTGCCCTCAACCTGTCAGAAACAGAGCGCAGACGACCTACGCGAGTAGATGCCTCTGACAAGATGCTGTCTGCCTGCTGCCTACCGTTTGCAATGATTTGGTCTGCTTGTAGACGAGCAGCCGCCTGCATCTCTGGACCTTGTACAGCAGCGCGTTGCCGGATGGCTTCTGCCGCTGATTCAGACTGAGCGCGGATTGCGGAGGCGTGTTCTGCTGCCGCTCTCCTGATGTTGTCAGCAGATGTCTCAAACTGGCTTTGCAGGTTGCTTATGCGAGCCTCAAACTGACCTGGAATGCGACCAGCAGTAGTCTGTGCTTCTGCAATGATGCGTCCAGCTTCTGACTCCAATGCAGATGCCGCTTGATCTGCCATCGAAGTTGCTTTCTGAGCGCCCTGACGCAAGACGGCATAGATGTCCTGCATAGGCTGGAAAGACTGCTCACCACCACGGATAGAGCGCAACTTGTCTTCTACAAACCTGCGCTGTGCATCTGTGAGGTTTGCTGTTGCTGGGCCTTCTTCCTTCAACAGTTGACCCAGTGTTCGTGCAGACGTACCAAGTCCAGGCAAGACCTTGTTTGCAAGAATAGACAGGCCATAACCACCAGCTTTTGCAAAAGGTTTTACGGCTTGACGAACAAGCTCAGGGCTAGACATGCCGCCAACAAACCTAGCGGTTTCAGCAGCAGCTTTGCCTCCTCCAGTTGCTTCTACGGCTTGCCCTGCTGTCTCTCCAACAGCACCGCCAAAAGCACCAGACACACCGCTTGCAATACGCTGACCACGCATTGCTCTGCCAGCAGTCATAACTGGTGGACCAAATGGTGCTAATGGAGTCGCCATCATGCCAGCACCCAGTGCAGTAACCAGTTCTGGAGCAAAAGCGCCAGCAAGAGCGCCAAACCCTGTGGACTTTGCTACATCTGCTGCACCCTGCACAAAGTCATATTTTTTGCCGTCTTTAGGCTCAGCAGAGGCAACAGGCTCAGGAACAGAAACCTTTGGCTCTGGAGTTGTCGCAGCATCGTCAACGAAACGGATGCTTGATTCTTTTTTTGGCTCGTCAACGAATTTGATAGCCATGATTACATCACCTCTGCTTTTCTGCCATTGACGATGATTTTCGTGCCCTTTGGTAGATCTGCTTTTTCTGCCTCTTCAATAGAGTTGAAAGAAGGTGTTGGAGTCTGTCCTGCGCCACCAGCAGAACCAGCCGTTCTGTCATACCGATCAAGTTTCATCTTGAGAACACGCTCTTTGTCGGCAATCCAGCTTGCAACCTCTTTGTCAGAGCTGCCCGGGCCAATACTGGCCTTGCGCCATGAATCTCGTTCACCACCAGTCAAGGTAGCTCCAAACAGAGAGTGTCGTTCTGGCAAAGCCACGTTTTCGTAACGTCTCCACCACTCTGCCATCTCTGGATTGTCTTCAAATCTGGCCTTAAACTTGGAAGCTACATCACCGACAACATCTGCCTTAAAGTTTGCGTACTCAGGCTTGAACGTCTGCTTAAGCAAAGTGATTTCGTCTTGCAAGTTCTCAAATCCACGAACCTCTTTACGCTCAACAGGGCTTAACTTTGCATCACGTTCTTCTCGTTTCTGACGAGTCGATTCAATGCCTTCTCTCCGCAAAGCGAGCATTTCTCTGCGAAGCATCAAGTCCTTAGCAGCTTGGTCTTTGCGGAACTGTAGCGTTTCACGAGCCTGTTGCTCTCTAGCTCTCTGTGCTTCTGCTCGTTGTTCTTCTCTAACTCGTTCCGCATCTGCTCTGTTGAGAATCTGGAACGTGTCTTTGAACGTGTCGTAATTCTTGGCAAGGCCGAACTTTTCCAAATGCCGCTTCATAAAGTCAGCACCAGCTTCTGCGTAAGCCAACTCTGCTGCTTGAATACCTGCTTGCTTGTCGGTCTTGTACGTCTCGATAGCATCTTTCAATTGCTTGTCCAACATGTCATAGCGGCTTTTCAACTGCTTCATGTTGATGTCGAAAACGTCTTTTTCTTTCTTGTATAAGTCTTGCCTTCCTTGTTGGTAGCCCTTGAGCATACCGTTCATGGCAGACATAGCGCCAATAGAGTTGCGCTTACCACCAGCACCCAATGCAAAGCCAGCGATGTTGACAAGCGCAAAGATGCTACCCAGGTTCTGCGCGTTCTCTTGAGTCGGAATGAAAGGAGTGCCCATCTGCGTAGAGACCTCTTCTAGCTGCTTACGCTGCGGAGCCTCTCTTACTTTTTGAGCGAACTCTTCTCCAGTTGCTGACAAAGCTTTCTGCTTGGCAACAGATCGTTCTGCTTCCATACCGGCCTGCAAACCGGCAAGCTCACCCTTGGCTTCGGAAGCCTTAATCAGGTTTTCCTCGTAAGGCTTGAGTTGGATGGGATACTGCTGCATCCCCGCCAATTCTTTGATTGCGTCTTCAGCCATTAGCGACCTCCACCCGTGACATTCGGTTGCTGTTGTTGGGTAGCCATGCCGCCAACAGTTCGCATAATGTTGTTCATGTAAGAGCTAGTAAGCTGGTTCACGAACTGGTCAGCCCTCAATCCTTCACGAATAGCACCAGTAACAATCTGGTCTGCTATGCCAGAAAGCTTGAGTCCGTAGTCAGCTTGCGTCTGCAACAGTTGTTGACGCACTGCCTCTACCTGTGCTGCTGCTTGGTTAGCGCCAACACCACCTCTGTTGGCAACACCTTGAGCCGCTTGCGCCTGCACTGCTTGCAGTGATTGCTGAGCCTGCGGGGTAAGCTCTCCTCGCGCTGCCTGAGCTTGCAACTGCTCACCTCTTTGGCGATAGGGAGCAGCCATAGCCTCCATCTCACGACGAGCTTGCTGACCTTGCTGCGTAGCTTGCCGTGCCTGACGACTACCTAGGATGGTTTGCAAACCAGCAAGACCGAACTTGGCAAGGTCTCCCTTATCAATGTTGAGCGCACTAGCCAACTTGTTGAGAGCAGAGGGTTGCTCACCCGCACGACCTGTTTCCATACCGCCTAGTTGATAGCCTTCAACAGCAGGTGGCAGGAATGACGGCATTGACGGTGTTGGCAGAGGCTGCGGTACGGCAGGAATCTCTGGCAACGCAGCAGGCATAAAGGCAGGAGCCATATCCGCAGGAGGTGCGCTGACAGTCGGAGCAGGCTGCATAAACGTAGGCTCTGGATAGCCCATCTGGTAGTCTGCTGCTGGACCGCCCTGTAGATACATGACAGAACCCTGTGGCTCAAAGTCAGAGCGGCCCATGTCTGCCATGTACGCCTCTGAAAAGTCCGACTCAACCTGGAATGATGGGATGCCAGTATCAGCATGGGGCTTGCCAGAACCACCACGGGACTTTAGAAGAGCTGCCTCTTGTGGATTGATGTAGGCAAGCATCTCCCCTTTAGGAGCTTTTGCTTGCAGCAGGGCGGCAATCTTGCGAGTATCGCTACCAAGGCGAGTGAGTTTTTTTACTTGAGACATTTCACAGTCCTAACGCATCTTTGAGACGCAAAGAAGATTCATTCCATACGTTTCTGCGGGGCTTGCCGGTCCTCTGCCCCTCAATTTCACCAGCACCACGGTAAGAAGTCAAACTAGAAACAGGAGACGTTGAGAAGAACGGAGCCTGCAAAGCCTGACCTAAAGTCGTAACTGTTGGCCCAAAATCAGAACGCCTGCGACCAGTAGCCAAATACGTATCCCTAATAAATGGAATCGTACTTACTTCAACTTCACTGTCTTGTATGGCTTGTTCTTCGCCTTCCCCGACTTCAGCGGAGGAAAGTTCTTCCAAAGCTTGCCTGTCAATAGCCTCTTGTTCGCCTTCTCCAACCTCGGCAGATGACAACTCGCCTAAAGCATCTAGATTTGCTTGATCTATGGCCTCTTCTTCGCCCAAGCCAACTTCAGCAGACGACAAATCTTCTAGGGCTTGGTAGTCTATTGCTTCTTGTTCACCTTCTCCGACAGCCGGAGCAGACAAACCTAGCAGTGGGTCTTGCGGAATAGGCTCAATGTCCATCGCTTCTGGCGTCAGCGGCTGACCCAAAACGTCTAGAGGCGATTCACCTTCTTGTACCCCTGCTAATTCTTGAGTAATTTGGTCGGGTATTGCATTTTCTTGGGTGGAGGGCGCACTTATTTCAGGAATGGTTCCCGCAACGCCGTCCATCAAGCCAATATCGGAAATTTGGGCTGTTTCTGGAAACAAAACAGGTTGTTTTTCGGCCTCTGAAGGGGGTGAAACAGGGGGTTCTGCGGTTGTTGAGCTGCCAGAAGTGGGCTTGGCAGCAGCAGACTCCGCTGCAATCTTGGAAAGAGCGCTTAAAAGAGCTTGATCTGCCTCAGCACCACCTGCAATAGCGCCAGCAGCCTGACCCAAGTTCGCCCCAATGCTTCCAGCACCACCTAAGCCTACCTCTTGACCGGCAAGCATCTGTGTTTGCTCTGAAAAAGGCGTTGTTCCGTAGTCAGTAGCAATGCCTAGCTCTCTACCAACAGAGCCACCAGCACCCGCTAGAGCGCCTGTAAGAGCTGCGCTTTCAACATCGCCACCAGTCAGAGCCGCAGTTACGGCAGATGTTGCAGAAGAGGCAACAGCGTTGGCAACAACATTCTTGACAGCAGAATCTGCCATCGCGGTAGCAACACTTTGACCAACAGTGTTAGCAACAGCAGGAGCAACGCCAGCAGTGACAGCGCCCTTGATAGCGCCATCTAGAAAGTCACCGCCTTGAGTTTCTGCAAGAACACCTTGAACGATTGCGTTACCAACAACCTGAGATGCAAGTGTTGTTGCTGCTGTTCCAGTTAAAACAGAACCAACCGCAGCGCCAATGCCAGGGGCAAACAAAGACAATCCAATAGCCAACGCAGAAACCAAATCCCCTGTTATTCCCTTATTTCTATTAGATATGCGATCTTGAGCGGCAGGAACCGCCTCGTAATACTTTTGTTGAATTTGTTCAGGGTTTCTGCCGTTTGCACTCAAAAAAGAAATATATTCGTTTACTAAATTGTTGTTTTTATTAAAAAAATCATTGTATATTGCCGTTGAAAGATTGTTTTCAACATAAGAAACAGGGTCGTTCATCACTGACATTAGCGTGACACGCATGGCTTGCGTCCTTTGTGGAGGCGTAAATCCTTCCGTTGACGCAACACTCATCAAATCTTCCCACAAGCCAGGAACTGCTTTAACTTGCTCTGTTGTGTACTTCGTATTTAAAAAACTCATCTCACACTCCCAAAGCCGCAGCTATCTGTTGATGGATGGTCTGATGCACACCAATCCAGTCGTAAAAGTCTTCTTCAACATTCCAGTCACTGTCGAGCAACTGGAACGGGTTGTCCAAGCCTAGCGTTGAGGCCAGAGCCTCATGCTCCTGATTGTGAACAAAAAGCCAGTCATCAAGGTTTGAGATGTCTGCATCAGTGATGGGGTACTTAGGAATGAGTTGTCCACGGTCAGCAAGGATTTCGTAGAACAGTTGATGCTGCACCCCGTTCTCAAACAGGAACTCTTGCAGTCCATCTCTGTCCCCAAACTTCACGTAGGACAAAACCTCGAAGTTCACTTGTCAGCCTTCCCGTCCAGCTTGTCAAAGATGCGCTCGCACATGTACTCGATCCGCTTGACCGCATCTGAAAAGTCTTCTCTGCGTACAAAGTCGTTGTGCATGGTCTGACTGATGTCGCGCACATCTGACTTCAGGTCACGAATAGCATCCCAGATGACCTTGAGCATCCAGCCACCGAGTGCGCCAGATGCCGCAATGACCATGTTGAAGAGCTGCTGGTTCTCCACTTCAAACTCCGTAATAAGGGATTTTTTTAAGAACGCCACCGATGCTGATAACAACGTAGCCTTCTGGGACTAGCGGCAAGCTAGATGTTGCAAATGTTGCACCGGCATCGGTTGTGTTCGTCACAGAGATGTTGGCAGTAATCTCTCCGCTGCCAACAATCACGTTGTCAAGCGTCAGGTTGCCCACAGTAGTTGTGGCAGAGCCTAGCGTGATGGTTGTGTTTCCTAGAGTCGCTGTGCTGTTCTCAAGCAGAGCATTCGTCACGCTGCCGTTAGGAATAGCAGTAGTGACGTTGCCAATAATGCCGGTCACATTGCCGCCAGTGATGGCTACGTTGTCTGCATTCTGGGTGGACATCGTACCCAAACCAGAGACAGCAGCGTTGCTGATTGCTATCGAAACATTAGAAGCACTGGTAATCCGTCCCTGTGCATCTATAGTGACCTGCGAGACTTGTGTTGCAGAGCCGTAAGTCCCAGCAGATACAGCAGTGTCTGCCAGTGCTACTGTGACATTGCCTGTAAGTTGACCACCGCCTGTCAGTCCAGTACCAGCAACGACGAATGCAGTATTGGGAGCTGCCCCTACATCTGTAGGCCCGAGAACAACAACTCCAGTCTTGCCGTTGACAGACAAAACGGCGTCTGTGTTGTCAATCTTCTGCCAGACGCTACCGTTAAACAGGGCTATGTCGTTGACCTGCCAATCTGTGATGCCGTCAAGATTGGTCGTGCCAGCGACAGAGACAACGTAGTAATCACCCTTGTTGCCAACTCCAGACGTAAGCGTAGGCGTGTTCGTGGATGCATCCCACGTGCCCTTGTAGACAAGAGCGCCTATAGCGTTTTGGAAGGAGCTGACAGTCTTGAGCATGATTAGCTACCGTCTCCGGGCGTGATGTAAACAACAGCAGTGCTGCTACCAGTTACGCCAGTGAAGTATGCGTTAGGCTGGAAGGTCAAGATTTCGTCAGTACCAGCGAGCAGCGGGATGGATGCTGCGGTGGTAGTTGCCACAACAGCGGCACTGTTGGCAGTGTCAGCAGTAGCACCTATACCCATAAACACAGTCACAGAGCCTGCGTTAAGCACACGGTACTGATTACCACCCAGAGTGGTAGAGACAGCCTGTACGGGCGTAGGAGCAGTGGTAGCAGCAGTAAAGACCACTGTGTTACCACTAGGGGTGAAAGGTGAGTTGACCATGTTTATGCAGCCCAGGGAAGAGGCGGTGTGATAACAGGCGGGTTGATCTGGTTTTCCAGTTGCTGAACAACAGCCATCTCTGTAGCAAACCTGTCTACACCGTTATCCCAGACCCAATCCAAGACCTGCTGCTGAGTCAGGTCTTCGTAGGGAACGAAAGAAGTGCCGGTGTAGGGGATGTTGCAGGTGGAGTACACAGAGGCGTTGTAAGTGCCGTCAGTACCAGAGCAGGTCCAGTGGGCACAAAAGACAACATCTGCATTTCCGTTTTCTTGCGGATAAACGTCCATCGCGGTGATGGTCCAAGTGATGACAGGGGTGGTCATTGTTTAGGCTCCTTCAAGTTGTGCCACGCGCTTGCGTAGCGATTGGATTTCAGCAATCAGCAGTGGGACAAGAACCTGATGATCCATCTGCTGGTATCTTGGCGAGCCGTCTTCGTTCACGGCGTCTTTTTCCCCGGTAACTGCGTATGGAGCAACATCCTGTGCTTCGTGAGCAATCAGCATTGGGCGCTCAATTGTTGCGCCCTTCATCTTGCCGGTATAGACCTTCAGCGCGTCGATGACCGCGCCGGGGTCGGCAACAGGCCCAAGGATGTCTTTGGCACGGTAGTCTGAAGTGGTGTTGTAAGCAACCACGCCGCCGCCACGGTTGTATTCAATAGACCCACGGAAAGATGGGCCTCCATCGGTGTAAAACCAATGAAATTGGTTATTGCCCGTGGTTGCCGAGTTCCATGCCGACATACAGGCTTGAGCATCCCCTGCGCTAGTGCGAGAAACGATACCCAATCCTGTAGTGTCCGAAACAACACGAGCAGTTCCTTGAATTTGGCTCGTCGTCCCCACCAGCAAATTCCCACTGGAGTCGATACGGGCGCGTTCGGTGTTGTTGGTGCCGAAAGAGATAAAACTGTTTTCCAAATTCCACAAGTAGAACGCTGAGCCATTCAACTGAAACAGCGTACCGTCGCCGCCAGTTGGTCCCGTAGTGCTGTTGGTCAGCTTTAATTCAGTTGCGTTTGCGCCGCCGTCAATTTGCAGCAGACGGCTGTTGGCCGTGTAGACGGCTGGTGAAGTTACCCCCAACCCCAAATTCCCACTCGCATCCAGCGTCATTGCCTGCGTGAAGGTGATGGCGGTGTTTGCTGTGCCGGAGGCTGCGGTGTACCATTTGTGGGCACCAGAAACTTGCTCGTACCCCGACGCGACGGCGGTGTTTATATACCTCCAGCCACCTGACCCGTAGTAAGCATTTGCGTATGCATACAAGTCGTTTGAGTAGCCGCCAAAAGACGCTTGATTTACTTGCAGCGCCTTAATTGTTTGCCAAGCACTCGGCGTCACCCCCAAGCCGAGGTTGCCGGAGGCGTCGAGGGTCATTCTCGTCCCGTCAACCCCGCCAAAAACGTAGCCAGTAAAACTGGATTGGTTGCCGTAAAATTCAAGCAGACCCGTGGAGGTGTTTCGGCTAATGTCATAAACACCAACCGTAGTCCCGTTGCCTACGCGAATTGCACCATTCACATCCAGCTTTTGCCCCGGTGTACTCGTCCCAATCCCCAGCCCTGTGCTGGTCAGGCGCATTTGTTCGGAGCCGCCGATGTCAAACGCAAGTGGGTTGCCGTTCAGTTCACGCAAGGATGCCAGTGACCCGGACACTGAAATAAGCAGGTTCTTACCACCGCTGTCAGTGCTAACTAATTGAATGTTGCTTGTTCCAGAACCACTTAGGTTTAGAAGCTGCGTTGCAGACGCAACACCAATACCCAAGCCGACACCGTTGTACGTCAGCGCAGACCCAGTGGTCAGGGCTTTGGAGCCATCTAGATAAGCAACACCACTTGCTGAGCCTCCGTTAAGCGTGACTGTGCTGGAGGCGGTCAGCGTGGTTACATTTGCGGTAGAGGCAGTAGAAGCTCCCAACGTAGTGTTGCTGATAGCGCCACCTGTAAGCGCAACATTGCCGCTAATAAGGTTGGTGACATTGGCAGTCGTAGCAATCACCGTGGTTGCGTTGACTGTCGTCACGTTTGCCGTAGTCACCGTCACGTTCGTGATGGTCACGTTACCGCTAGAGATGGTCACGTTCGCCAACGTCATGTTGTTGAGCGTGGTGACAGTGTTCCCTAGCTGGATAGCCGTATTGCCAAGAGTGATAGTCGTGTTGAAGTTGTCGTCCAACTGGGACAGCGGAATAGCGCTTGTTGCTGCGCTAAAAGCATATGGGACCGTCATGTTAGAACCTCACTCTCAATTCATGTTCCATCTCAAACGTGCTGACCACAAAGTTCGGGTCAGAGCTTTCCAACGTCAGACCTAAATACTTTCCGTATTGTTGCGCGTCTGACTTGTAAAGGAAATAGGTATTTGTCGTCGTCCACCCAATCACAACACTGCTGTTATTGATCCACGGAATGACCTGACTAGAATTGTTGATCCACTGGGCAAAGTTGTTGAGCGTGTACGGAGGGCTAGAACCTTCCTCGCTGTCCACAGTGATAGTAAACGTAGCGCCCTGACCAAGAATAGCCTCCACACCAAACTTCAGCGCCTGCTTGGTGCGGATGGTGTCCTGCATAGGGCTAAGCGCAGTCTGGATTTGACTGTTAATAGCGGCTGTGCTGCTGTTGTAGAGCTTGTAGAAGTCCTTGTCATCTACCGCATACAGGTTGATAAGGCCAGCAACAGGCAAAGATGTGACCAGATCAAGCGCACCTTGGCTAGTCAAGAACCACTTCTTGTCAAAAAACACCGCTTGCAACTGTCTAGGAGTCTCCCCAGCAGGTGCGTATGTGAAGTTGAAAGCCGCACACAGGATGTTGTTGAGCAGAACCTGCCCACCTGTGACCGGCAAAGAGAAGTCAATGTTCGGGAAGATGCCATCTAGCGGGTCTGACAGCTTGCTTGTGGTTGATCCAACTAGGGCATACACCCCGTAGTCGTTCATAAACAAGACAGAACGGAAGTACGGAAAGATGGCTTTGATCCGGCGAGTACCTACGCTGGCACTGACGTTTGTGTTTGTGAACAACGTGCTGCCCGTGCTGGTGACACGAAGGTCAGAAAAGACGTTGATGCTGTCGTCACCAAAAATGTAGAGGAAGTTGTTGGCAGAGACAATCGCACGGATGTTGCCGTGCAGCGTTGAGTCTGTAAGCGTAAAGCTTCCGGCGCTAACGCTTGTGAAGTCACTGTAAGAGCCAGCAGCGGTGTAGTAAACGGTACGCCCTGCCGCCACCCATACGCGGCCTGAGAACGTGGCTACGTCTACTATGTCGTTAAGGTTTACAGCGGCTATGGCAGTAGCTGCGTTTGTGGCTCCACCACCTGTGATGGCGACAGTTGTGTTTGCCAAGTATCCGCTGCCAGGGTTGGTCATGATGACCTGAGTGACCTGACCGCCGGAAAGGATGGCAGTACCTGCTGCGTTTGAGCCTGCGCCGGAAATGGTAACAACCGTGTTGGCTGCGTTGATATACCCAGACCCACCGTTGGTGATGGTTACAGCAACCGTGCCGGTCTTGAACGTGTTGTAGTTGGCAATGGCAGTAGCAGTCGTTCCGCTAGGAGGCGCTGCTATCGTGATGGTCGGAGAAGATGTGTACCCCGTACCAGCATTTGTCAAAGTGATGCTGTTGACCTGACCTGTAGCAACAACTGCGTTGGCTGTCGCAGAGCCTGACGAGAAGGTTACGGTCGGAGCAGTTGTGTAGCCACTGCCAGAGTTGGTGACAGTAACGGCTACAACAGCACCGCTAGCAATGGTGGCAAATGCCTGTGCCTGTGTGCCGCCAGTCTGGTCGGGTGGGCCGATAGTGACGCCGGGGACAAAAGTGTAGCCTGAACCTGCCGCAGTTACGTCAATGCTTGCAATGCCGCCGGAGCCTGTGCTGATGGTGGACACTGCCGTAGCCTGCACACCGTTTGCATCGTTGGGTGCAGAGATAGTGACGGCAGGGGCGCTGACATAGCCTGAGCCTGGATTTGTGATGCCGATTACGCCAACAGAGCCGATGCTGACAAGGTTGGCTCCATCCCAGTTAAACAGTCCTTTGCTCGGGTCGCCAATGATGATGCGCTCATCGTTGTACTGAGCGGTGGTAACGCCTGAGTTGGAGAAGGTTCCAGCAACAGCAACATTGCCAGAAGTGCTGCTGCTGATGTTGACATACTCTGCTTTGCCATTGTCTTCAAAAGCAAGCAGGTAGTCTCCACCGTTTAGGTTAGCAGACTCTAGTGCTGTGACCGTGTTGGAGGCAACAATGTTTGCTCCAGCGCCGGTCGTGATTTTGGTCTGGGCTTTGACAATCTTGATGTTGCCAAAACCGATAGGCATAGCATTCTCAATCCACGAGAACTCTGCCTCGTCGATTGCTGTCCTGTTGGCCTTGGTGTTTAGACCCTTAAAATTCTTGATGACAGCATAGGACTTCTTTTGCTCTGCTGCTGCCATGATTAGTAAGGATTAGAGTAAGGGTCTGGGAT